ATGAAAGTGGAAGGCCTCATCCTTTCCGACCTTGACGAAGCTGCATTAATTAGCGCCGAGGATATTGACGCTGCATTGAATCAATGGAAGGAGGAAGCGCCTGAGCGTTTCAAGGATATTCTGGAGGCTGAAGATGCAAGGCCTGAATGATTTATCAACGTTCGCTGCCGCTCTTGAACAGCGTCTTGACCAATCCTCATGGCGCTACGATCCCGTTGTTGGCCGTTATCGCGGAAGCAATGGAAGGTTCCTCAGTCAGTCTGCCGTGGAAGCTTTGGTTGATGGTCGAATTAACAAGCTTGGCACTTTGCTACGTCGTCTTACAAACATGCTTAGTAGCGGCGACATTACGTTGGTTCAATGGCAGGAAAGCGTGAGGGAAGCGCTTAAGCTTGCACATGTACAAGCAGCAATCATTGGCAATGGTGGCAGGGACAATATGCAGGCTTCAGACTGGGGCCGCATCGGTCAGCGCCTTCGTGCGGAATACCGTTATCTGGAGGGTTTTGCTCGCGATCTTCTGGCTGGGAGCATTTCTACTCCCATGGCTATTGCTCGTATCGGCATGTATTCTCAAGCTGTGCGAGGTTCTTACTGGGAAGGCAGTGCAATTCGACAAGAGCGACAAGGCTATAGCTTGATGCGACGCATCCTCGATCCACAGGCAAAGCATTGTGAGGATTGCGTACGCTTTGCCGCGAGGGGCGTTGTTCCCATTGGAAGCCTGCCAATGCCAGGACAGCGATGTGCGTGCCTTTCTAATTGCAGATGCCGCGTACAATACATGCGTCAACAAGCGCCAGTCGTGGCAGTTTGAATATGGACGTTTTGGTTGGAAGCACGGGCTTGATTGGAAGAGTGTTGCGCGAGCATCATGACTTTGGCTACCTTTTCAATTCCGAAAACATTCATTTAGCACCATCGCTTAAACAGGATATTGACAGGCTTTATTTGGCTTGTTTGCCGGCAGAAAAGTGGAAAGCAAATCAAGCTCCAATGGCGGATTTCGACAATATGTACTACGCCTTGACAAAGATGAGACTATGGAAGCCGAAGGAAATCATCCTTTATTCCACTATTGATATTTACAATCAAACGTATAAATATGTGGAAAACTTTCCGGAAATCCACAGCATTAATTATGGCTCCACGCGATACATTTTTGAGTTGTTAGTTAAGACCACGTTCCCGGAAGCTGTAATTACCATCATTCGTCTCCCTGCATTGTTTCATAAGCGCATTAAGAAAAATATTCTGTTTGATCTTCTCAATGTCAATAACATTGGAAAGATTAATGCTAATTCTTGTTATCAATGGTACGACTTGAAAGACTTATGGCTTCACACTGAAGCTTGTCAAAAAGGCGGGGAGCATCAATGGTTCTCCGAGCCCATTGAAACTTTAGAAATTATTGACCGGTGGTTCCCATGGGCAAAGACAATTGTCGATTGCGGGCCACGGATTGAATACAACTATGAGCCTTATTTTTCCAGTAAAGAAACCACTTTGAAAAAGATGGAGGCATTTATTAATGCTTGGAATTAGCGCGATTGGCTGGAAAGATGAAGAAGAGCATGAAATCTTAAGCGCCAATGCCGGCGCTTTTAATTTCATTGAACTGGTACCGTCTCGCATCTTTGCGAGAAATGAAGACTTTGGCGACATTGCAAAGCGCTATAGGGAGCATTATGGACTTTGGGCCTATTCAGCTCAGGCGCTGTTCTACGACAGCGCCGTTCAAAGCTTTGAAGACACTGCCGCTACGCAAGAGCATTTGCTGCGAGTGGTGAAGCTTGGCTCCTTGATGGGCATTAAGCGCTTCGTCCTTGGCAGTCCTGCTTTGCGCAGGGGAAGCCCGTCAAGCTTGATGGAAACGCTCAAGCGTATGGATTCAATTCTGGAGGTAAACGACGCCATCCTTTGCATTGAACCCATCGCCAAGGCATTTGGCGGCAAGTATTTCTATACAGTCGAAGAAATTGTCAATCACATTGATTTCTATAATCTGCGCAATGTAAAGACGATGCTCGACACTAATAATGCCTGGCTTCAGGGAGATAGCCCCACAAAAATTATCAAGCATTATTTCCGTTTCATTGCTCATGTGCATATCAGTGACACTGACAATGGTCCCATCCTTAATCAATATGAGCATAAACAAATTAAGCTTCTTCTCAATGCAAGTTCATATCAACATGGCATCACTCGCGAACTAGCTAATGCCTCTAAGCATCATCGTGAATATCCTTTATTTAGACAGCTTTATGGCTGAGCGATAATTTGCCTTGCCATTTGCTCAATGGCATAGATGCCCTGAATTTTGCCGGTGAAGAAAGAAAATAAATTGTCTTCTTGGCGCATTAGCGGCGTGCGATTGGCACTGCTGTCTTTTGTTTTTGCTTTAACAGAAAGCGTTGGGAATAAATAGTCAAAACTATCGGCAAGGTCAGGCCAGTAGCGCTCTACATGCTGCTCAATCTTGCACCTTGCATTGTCCGCATCGTCAAGCGAATTACCGGGCATAATTCCATGCTTCACATGGCTTAGCGAGAAGCATTTGTCGTTGCATGGATAGATGGAAAATAGTTCGCCGTCAATGTAAGTGAGGGCGCCAAAAGGAAGAGGCTTCTTGGGGCGATAGATAAACATTGCCACCGCCTCAAAGAAATGAGAAGGTAATGGCTCCAGGAGGGAGTTATTAGTGCAATCAAAAACAAAGTCGTAATCTTGCTTCAAGCCTTGCAGATTGCATCGCTGAATCTTTTCCTTTTTAACCAGCGACTCTAGACACCATTGAAAATACAGATTGGCTCCGATGGCATCAATGCGCTTCTCGGAGGTGTCCAATAAGAGCGATGTGTGACTGAAGATCTGTGGATCTAACTGGGTATGTGGGCCATTCCCGAAAATGATTGAAATGGTTTCAGCATCAAGAAGGCTTTCATCTTCCGACACTGCATAGTAATTATTTCCCACATCGTGAACGAGATCGCCATAATCCTCCATGAAGCGCACAAAAGTGGTAGCACATAAGCGGCGAGTGGCAGCATTCCTGGCGTAGTGATAGCCATAGTGCAGCCGATTTTGATTGATAAAAGACGTTTCTGAAATGAGCGTATGATTCTTTTCATACAGCGTTACTTCCATCTCATCGCGGAATGTCATTGCCAAATGACATCCCACCCAGCCTCCGCCGATAATTGCCAAACGCTTCATCAGATGTCAATACAGAGGTGGGGTTGCGTGCCTTGCCAGTTGCTTTTGGCTTTAGCGAGGTGCAGTTGCGGGAAGTATTCGATGCGGCGCTGCATGCCAGTACCGTATGGATCGGCGTGCCCTTGATAGTTCCACTCATCAGGGCCGTGCTTGTCTGGATGATAAATGTGACAAGGCACGTCCTGGAGCTTCCAGAGCATGTAGTCCTCGTTCGGTACGCCCCACTGCTTCCATTGCTGCAAAGCTTCTGGTGAGCTGTCCGTGTTCTTGATGGCCATCAAGCGCTCCTTGTGAGCCATGAGGTAGTCGTGGCGGTAAAGACCAATGCTCATGGAGGGCGTGTGCTTCATCGCCACCTTTTCTGGCGCCTCCACCGGCGGTTCGTAAGCAAGCTGTTTGAAAGCGGGGCCTGCAATGCAAGTGTCGTGCAGGAGGAACCAATATGGACTCTCCATTGAATGCTCAACAATTTCAATGAGCGGCGTGTATTCAAAGGAATTTTGCTGCGTCAGCAGCATTGGCACATTTTTGTAGCTGGTAAAAGCCCTAATGGTTTGTCCTCCATTGATAATCAAAATCTCCTCTGGCTTTAGCCCAGCAGCAAGCAAACTGGGAATGATAACGGGAATAGTGTGCGGGGCGAACTTCTTGCACGTACTAATGCAAAAGCGGATTGAGCCTTCTGGAAGAATCATCTAGCCTCCTTTTGCCGTCAGTATAAAAGGCACTTAAGATGACGAAGATTCAGAGGAGATCATGGCTCGTATTCTGTACTGTGGCGATGCTTTTGTAGAAACTGGCTTTGGGAGAGTGGCTCAATATTTGCTTCCCGCACTAGCAGAAGAGCATGAAGTGGCGGTTTTGGCGGTCAACTTTCACGGAGATCCCCATTCAGAAGCAAAGAACTATACGGTTTATCCAGCCATGCTTCATGGCTCCGACCCATTTGGCTCTCATCGCATTGCGAGCGTCATCCAAGCTTTTAAGCCTGATCTTGTATGGGTGACAAACGATATTTGGATTGCCTTGAATCTATGGGAAAAGGCGAAGCCCCTCAAGGAGCAGCTCGGTTTCAAATGGTTCGTTTACACGCCCATTGATTCCTACGGTTTGTTCCCAGATCTAGCCAAGCCCATGATGGAGTGGGACGGCCTTGCCACCTACACAGAATTTGCGAAGAAAGAGCTTGAGCTAATGGGCTACACAAAGCCCGTGCGCATCATTGGTCATGGCACTGATTTCACGAAGTTCTTCCCGCTCGACAAGCAGGAATGCCGCAAGAAACTTGGCGTGCCAGAAGATGTGTTTGTCGTGTTCAATGGCAACAGGAACCAGCCGCGTAAGCGCATCGACCTGACCATTAAAGCATTCATCAAATTTGCCAAGGATAAAGACGATGCTCGACTATGGCTCAATATGGGCAGCAAGGATTTGGGATGGGAATTGGTTCCATTATTTAAGCGAGTGGCCCGTGACGAAGGTTTTGATGCCACTGGCAAGCTTATTTTGACAAGCCCGCACTATTCAGTGGACAATTGCCTTCCCATTGAACAGCTCAATCAAGTGTATAACGCTGCTGATATTGGTATTAACACTTGCATTGGCGAGGGATGGGGCCTGGTCAACTCGGAACATGGTGCCACTGGCGTGGCGCAAGTGGTTCCTGACCATACAAGCCTGGCTGAAATCTTTGATGAGATGCCTCGCATTGAATGTAACGCCAGCGAAACAGACCGAAATTACGGATTGGAGCGCTTGCTTCCAGATCCTGAATGCGCTGCGAACATTCTCACTTACTATTACGAGAACCGCGACGTTCTGAAACAGCATGGACAATGGTGCTACAAGCGCCTCCATGAAGAACCGTTTACATGGCCCTATATTCAGCAGCAACTTAAAGATGCAGTGAACGAAACGCTTGCTGTTAAACCTGCAGAGCCTGAATTCAAAGGCTTTGGCACTCCCGCGAAAATCGCCTGATCGCCATGCAGATTTCACAAATCTTCCTTTCCACTGATCCGACGGAAGAGCTGAGCCCATTTCTTAAGCACGCCACTGGCACCATTGATGCGTGCTTCCCCAGTGCGGAGCATGTCATTTACAGCGATGCTTCACTGCGTGCTTTTATTGCGGAGAACTATGGGGAAGAAGTGGTGTGGGCATATGATTGCCTGGTACCATTTTCTTACAAAGCAGATCTTGGGCGGTTTTGCTTGTTAAACAAACTTGGTGGCTGGTATTTTGATATTGGCGTGAGGGCTTTCAATGCAGTGGACCTTGGCGACCGCATTGAGTTCTTGGCCTTTCGCGATATTCAACGCTTTAGTTATACCAGTTGGGCGTGCGCTACGACTGTGCTCTATTCCAAGCCGGATAACCAAGCTTTGCAGACTGCCATTGAAATGATTGTGGCAAATTGCAAAGAGCAATACTATGGCATCACGCCACTGTGCCCCACTGGTCCAACGCTATTAGGCAAGGCGCTTGCTTTCAATGGAAGCCAGGCTAATTTTGTCTATGGCGACTACCTGGAACTCACTCCCACGTATGGTCAAAAGAACAGAGGGTTTGTCTTGCCTGATGGTACGATCATGGCCTGGAGCAAGCCTGCAGGAGGCGGGGACTTGACTGGTCTTGGCGCTAAAGGTGTGAACAATTACAACGAGCTTTGGTCCGCGAGGAAAGTGTATGCAGCCGTCTGACTACACAATTTATGCCGTGTGCATTCCTGGCGAGAAAGTGCGCTATGAAGCTCGCTCTTCCATTGTTCCCATTATGGGAGGAGCGTATGCTTTATCGAGCGAGGAGCGTGAAGCGCTCCGCTTACAGGGCTATGTGTTTGATGATGAGAATGCTTCCCTTTCGCGGCTTAATAGTCGCTGGGGAGAGCTGTCTTGTATTTCTTGGATGATTCTCAATGCGAATGAGAAAAACATTGGCAATGCGCAATACAGGCGTAATTGGCTAGAGCCAAATGATCAATGGTACGACGAAAATACGTTGTACTTTCCCGAGCCTGCACTGTTCAATTGCACGCTGGAGCAGCAGTTTTATGGTGGACATTCAGCTTTTGACGCTCCTGTCATCACTAGAGAACTTGCCGATTCCGGGAGTTGGATTTTCTCTCGCGAAGAAATTGATGCCATTTGGAAGCAAAATAGCTTTATTGGCTGCAATATGGC